GTGTTTAAGGCACTACCAACTGGAGCTATTCCAGACAGGGCGCTGCCAAAGGAAGACACAGGGTTTACGCCCATGATCGTGCCGCCACCGCCAAAATAACCCATGGCGCCAGAAACCAGAGCCTGTTTAAGTGAGCCGCCGCTGGCCAACGTAACCCCTGCGCTGGCAAGACCTGCCGCTGTTCCCATCGAAAAACCCAAGGCGGCTGGCCCGAGGACCGTGGCCAACGCAACGGTAGCCAAAATCTTGCCAACAGGGCTCTTGAGCACGTCTTTGACAACATTACTGACGCTCTTAAAAAGTTTCTTTAAGAAAAACTCAGGCAAGCCGGTAACAGGATTGATCGTGCCTGAGCCGCCACGGCGCTTGAGCAGTGAAGCCTCTTGCGGGGTGATGTGCGCAAGTATGCTGTCGCCATTGCGGCCCTGCGCAGCCAAGTAGGAGGCCACATCAGCTAGGCCGCCTTGGGCCATGCCCATAGGGGGCAGGCCCTCTACGGTCGGGGACATCTGCATGGGCTCCATGGCCCCCTGCCCTTGCATCAGCTGCATTTCATTGAGGACCGCCAGCACCGCACCAAGGAACTCTGCGTCGTATTCTTCTGGCAAATCCTCGGGATCAACAAAGTCATTGTCAATCAACTGCTGGCGCGCTTGCTTATATCCGCCGGGGTTTTGTGACAGCTCTTCAAAGGTAACAATGAAGGTCCGCAGCTCCTGGGGGGACAGCTGCTCGTCCGTCAGATTTTCCCGAATGGCGGCTTTTAAAACCTCTTGATCGCCAGGGCGAGCTATGCCCAAAGCTGTTTGCGCAGCGTCATACGAGTCAGCGCTTGAGACGGTGGGCTGCTGTGTTTGAGGCTCTGCGCCTTGCATGTCCATGCCTTGGGGCAGGGCCATGATTCCTTCATTTGCCATGATAGTCCTTTCCAATTTTTGCCAAAGGCCTCATGGGCCGCGCGTCGGGAAAGGACGCGAATTTAAGCCAATTATCCCTTAAAGTCCTAGCTTCTGTCCACCAAAAGCGCGCTCACAGTCACATAAACATAATCTTGCGAAGAAGTGACAAACAACTCATCGAATTCCTCAAGCACCAAAGGGCCCGCGTTCCAACCGGCCAAGAGGTCTACATATTTGTTGGGGGCTACCGATTCTAGTGGCACGATGTAGTGCGTTCCGGCCCCGTCAGGAGCAAAGGTAACCGTTATGTTAGTGCTATTTAAACCAATGTTTGCTATCCAAATAGACTTGACAATCGCGGTTGTGGCAGCAGGAACCGTTAACACAATTAACGGTATGGTTGCGGACGGCGTTTTTTGAAAGCGTTTGTATGCGTTTGACATTATTTTCCAAGAAACCAGGTTTGCGCCTGGTCCTTGTCTTCGGTTACAACAGGGGTGTAAGTGCTGTTGAGCTGTAAAATAATCTGCTCAAGCGAGCGTACCAGTTGATTAAACTGCGATGCCTCATAGGCCGGCGTTGCATTAGGCAGGCGCACGTTGGTGATCTTACTCATCTGTATCCATCCGGTTGAATGTCAACACGCATCGTGCCAAAGCGCCAACGGTCCCCTATCTCACCACTCTCAATGCGTAGCTGAATTTGTCTTCCCCGCGCGCGAGTGTCTATTTTGTCCGTAGTTGGCGTAATTGTGTATGGGTCCAAAGAACTGGCCGTTGCAGAGGTCTGAGGATAAAGACGCAACAACAGTCGCACAGTCAAGTCTCCCACCTGGTTCTTAAAATCTGGGATAAAGCGCTTCATAAAAAGGACTTGGTCCCCGTCTCCAATGTCAAAATATCCCGAATAAATAAACGCTTCAATAGCAACCCCATCTGCATCTACCCCGTCTTCTTGGTTGTACAACACGGAACGACCCGCTGTTAAACCATAGATGGTGGAAATGGTTGCCTCTGTCGAATCGGGATCGTATTCCGTGGCAACAGGTTTTTTAAAAGTTCCCGCATCTCGCCATGCGGTGCGGGGCATGGAGCCAACGGACCAGACGTTTTCAAGGTAGTTAAAAGTCACAAAGCGATTAACGTAATCACTGCTTAAAGTTGCATAAAACCATGTCACTTCATTAAATTGAGTGTTAATTCCTATGTTGACAGGGAAAGACTGCACTGAATTTAAGTCCTCAAATACATAGTCTTGAACGGTACAGGCAAGTTTTTTAACGGTTCCGTCAAACATGAAAAACGCGTCTTTGCTCATCCAAAAAGCAACGCCATTTACATCTGCCGCAGCGTGAGGACTAATGATGCCGCAGTTACTTCCTAGCTGTTGGAAGCCAAAAGTGTAGGGAGGCCCTATATATTGCTGGCCGTGCAAGGCCGTATCGGTCCAAATCAATATTTGACCGCGTGAACGCACTGCTGAAATAATTTCGCTGCCGTCCGTGAGCCGTTGTCCGCCGGCCGTGTTGGTGGCCGTAGCAACAAAGTCCCCAATGCTTTCTTGTGCAGAAAACCGCACAAACATGGGGTCCTGGGTAGTGGGGCTACTTAGCGTGGTCTCCGTACCAAAACACACCAAGTGCCTGTCTGGTGTAGACACAAGTGCAAATGCGCTCTTAGTAGGTGCACCTGCGATGACCGTGGCCCGTGTTCCAATGCCTAGACTTGGCAGCCATTCGTAGACAGACCCATTTACAAGTTGCAAAATTAAATTTTCGCCGTAGGTATCAAACTGCCAAACTCGACCGGCCAAGGAAAGACCCCCTGTCGCTGGGCGAGGCGTGCCCCATGTACTTAACCCCCAAGTGCCTGTTCCCCAACCAAAATCCACAGTGCCTGTGGCTGTTCCCACATTGATTTGATAGACTGCATTAGCTGTTCCTGCTGCCCCTACGGTTGAGGTTGCAGCCGTAGGAGACACAATCGTGTATGTGTTTGCATTAGGTGCCGTTTGGATTTCAAACTCGTTAGTCAAACTTGCATTAGAAATCCCGCCAGGATTTCCTGTTACCGTGTTAAAGGTAACAAAGTCTCCTATGATTGCACCATGCGATGCGTCATTAACCGTTACTGTTGTTGAGCCACTGGTGGTGGTAAAAGTTGCTGTTCCGGTGTCACGAATAGGTGTGATGTCCGCCCATGTTCCGCCATAAAAAACATAAACCTTACGGCTAGTGCCCATGGCGATGTACGGTGCCCCATCTAAATCGTTCCATGTAATTAAGGCGGTGGCCATTCCTACAAAATATACTGAGGTGTCTTCAAAAGCCTTCCAGCCGCCCATTTTCTCTGGCAGCCCATAACGAAAACGAATGTTGTCTCCGTCAACCCAGCCCCCTTCAGCACCATACTCCGTATTTTGCTTGTCAATTCCTGGCTTAAGGGCAAGTCGTAAAAGTGGCATGATTTATCTAAATCCCGCTGTTTTCTTTGCCACTGTCTTAGGCTGCTTTACAAACTGTTTTCCGGCGGCTTTTCCTGCCCGCTTGGCTTTCGTCGTTGCAGCGTACTCAGCAGGGGACAAAGCCTTAATAGCTGCTTCAGGTAAGTATCTCTCTCCCGTTTTAGACGAAGGCTTCCCTGACTTGGTGCGCCACTTCTGGTCGCCCCAATCTTTGAGGGATTTCTGCGGCTTTTTAATCACGATACCCGCCGCCAGCTTTTTTGTAGCGCTGCGCCACCATCTGGGCTTTTCTCGCGCTCCACTGTCCTGCGCCAGTGCCAGCTGTAGCCTCTGCCTTCACGGCGTTAAAGATGCGCTTGCGCAGCTCAGGCTTGGTGTAGTTCCCTGCGGCGTTGACCGTGGACTTTGCTTCTCCGCCTGCTTTGAATGAAGCGGGTTTAGCGGTTTTAGCCGCATTGGCAAAGTCGCTCTTCTTAGGGGCGCCCTTAGCGCCAACACTGCGCATACTCTCGCCCGAGCCTGCTGCAATGCGTTTTTTCTTTGCGGCGATGTTGGCGTACAAGCCCCCGCCCGCTGCCTTTTTAACAGGCTTAATTTCAGGTGTCTTTTTTGGCATGTAGGCCCCCAATCACATTGTTGCCCCTGCCGCAGCAGGAAGGGTGGTGATCTCAATGGCTACTGACTGC